CCATGGCCGCATGCTTGCGGGTGTATAGCTCGACGTTATCCAGGGCTTCAGGCGCAACCAGCGGCACGTACATACCGCCGTAAACGCTGGCAATGAACTCCGGAAGAAACGTAGTGCCGGCATCGCGCTCCAGCAGGTGGATCTGGTCGTAGCTCAGTGGGCGGCTACCGGCGTTCTCGTACACATGATTGTCGAACCGCTTGAGCTCATAACCGAGGCGGGCGGCGGCGCATTCACGGCCACCTGGAAATGCGCAGACCACTGCACTGACCACCTGGCGTAGGGTTTCTAGAACTGGACGCTTCATGTTCTGGTTTTCCTCCATGAGCCAGGGGCTTAATTTGTGGGCGGTGCTTTGATGCCGAGCAGCACGGCAGCGCGATGCGACTCGCCGCGTAGGCACTTTTTCTGTCGATTGAGCACGGCGTATACCGTTGAGGGCGTGAGGTCATGCATTTCCGCCCATTCCTTGGCCGACAACCCTTGGCTGGCCAACCGCTGACGCGCTTGCTTGCATGCTTGCTCGCTGGGGTAGGTGTTGTGCATAGTTCCGTTTCGTGTGATTTCGTGTGATGACAGGGGAAGATTATTCAACAAATGTTGAATCGTCAACTCCTTAAGGGGTCGTTTTGTTGAATATTGGCGAAAGGCTCAAAGAGGAGCGCGCCCGACTGGGGTTCAACCAGGCGGAATTTGCCGCTTTTGCTGGGGTAGCCAAGACCTCCCAGTTCAATTACGAGAAGGGTGAACGGAGCCCGGATGCTGCATACCTTGCAGCGGTAGCTGAGAAGGGAGTGGATGTGCTGTACGTGGTAACAGGTGAGCGCAAGGCGCTTCCGGCAACCTGCTTAAGCCCCGAAGCGACTGAGTTCTTCGAGGTCTATCAGCAGGTGAGTGAATCTGATCGAGAGGTGTTGTTCCGAACAGCCCAGGCTTTCGCGAGATCGCGGGACTAGACGTTGACTGGCGTGGGAACTCTTGGCGTCCCACTCTGGGTAATGTCGGCGCAGCATTGGCAACATTCATAGCGAAGGATGGCTAGGACGGTATGGACACACTGATAGGGATTTTGGTCTTGGCTGCTGCTATTGCAGCGTTTATAGGTATGGTGCGACGCACTAACGCCAAAGGGCGTGAATTGGAGCGCCAAGCGGATAGCAAACCCTGGCTTTCCGATCGTCCGGAGTTACTGACGAAAGAACAGCGTAAGTTAGTCAATCCAATAGGGCGGCAGCCGCGAAAAAGGGAAAGTGGACCTAGGGATGCTCCCCTTGAGCCAAGACCCGCCAAAAAAGCTACCCGAGCCATCCGTACCGGCTGGAGCATGGGGAAGGTAGAGTTCAGCTATGAGGATTCGGCAGGTGATATCACCTACCGAACCGTTACGGTTCATTCCATAACTAAGACTTATCTCAAAGGTGAATGCCATGACCGCCAGGCTGAACGTACGTTCCGCATTGATCGGATTATTGGTGACCTCGTCGACTGTGAAACAGGCGAAATGATGAGTCCTAAACAATGGATAAAAGAAAATGCATTGTAGCGGGTAGTAAGCTAGTGGGTTTCCGGAAGAGCTCTGCTTTGATGTTGGGCTTGAGTTAAATTGTTATAAAGGTTGGGTGTATAAATTTAGCAGTCTCGTAACGGTCTGTTGAGTTGGGGCGTTTTTCTAGGGCGGGTCAGGGTTATGAAAATTCTGGATGATATATGGGCGTCAGTGTCTGGGACGGCCAAATTAAGAGTTAGTGATCCATTTATCGGGACGTTCATTTTTTCTTGGGTGGTTTGTAATTGGAATCATATTGGGTTGCTTTTGTGGGGTGAGGGTAAGGTTTCGGATCGAATAGATACGTTTAATAAATTCATTTCCGGGTCTGAATTTTTTGCCTTTAATACGATTTTTTTTGTCCCGTTAACCTTTGCTGTTTTTTATGTTTTGGCGTTTCCTTGGGTGTCTTTGTTTTTCAAGTTTATATTAAAGGCGGTGGACGGCAAACTTCATGGGCAAGCTGTTGAAACTGAGCTTGAAAAAGTTGAGAAGCAAGAAAGGCTGAATAGGGCAAGGTTGAAATCTGATCCGGATAAGCAGTTTTTAGAGCAAGATTTGAAGTTTGAAATTGATCGTAAGCTTGAAGTGTTAGAGCATTTGAAAGAAAGGACTCGTCGCATAAAAAATAGGGCTGATGAGAGTGCTGCCGCGTTGGCTGAGGCAGAGGCTAAGGCCGCTGAAGCCAAAAGTAAGGCGCGCATTGTTCAGCTTGAAGAGTCTAGTAGAAAAAAGCAAATGGATTTAGAGAAGCAGCGGTTCAATGTAAATGCTGCTAAATTGAAGTCGGCGATGGCGTCGCAGCGATTACCTTCGGCATATTTTTTTATGTCGAAAATTGATGAGAGCTTAAAGTCTGATGGGGTACGTCTTTCCCTCACTGCAGTTGGTGAAGTGGTGGCGGCGATATTTGGCTATAAAGATTTTCAGGCGATCATGGATGATGAGGGTTTTAATAATGATGCCCTGTCCAAGGTCGAATACGTTTATTATGACTCTGAAGAGTTGGCCTCAAAGCTTGAGGGTATAGTGTTCGGTGAGCAGTCTGCAAATGAAGACTTAACTTCTGATCTGCTTTTTGATCACGTTCTTATGATGTTTGAGGATCTCCCTTATATCTTGCTTGATCTAGATGGTTTGGAAGAGAAGTGTGTAGAGTTTTTTGGGGATAACAGGTATTCCATATTGGATGCTGAAGGAGTGTTGGGCGCAATAGCTGAGTCGGATACTATTTTTGATGATGTTGAGTTTGACCATTTAATAACCGTGGTGTATGAGCGTGGGTTTGCTGCGAAAGTTAAAGCATATGCGCAGGGGCATCATAGAAAGGATGGTTCTGTTCAAGGGCGAACAATGAGCATTGTGGTTGATGTCAAAAGTCATCTTAAAGTAGGGAGTAGGGCTTTAGGGGAGTTTGAGTTCTTCGAGGCGAGCGGGACTTTGGACGACTTTCATGAGCCAGAGGATGAAACTGCCAATGGTGAGTTTGAAATTTCCTGATTTTGTTAACCGCGCTGGGCTCTGGTTATCCCCAATGGTAAAGCTCCAGAATAGTCCGAAAGGGCATAGAGACTTGCAGTATAAAAAGTATGCGTAGATTAGGAGGTGGTCGCGCGGAAGCCACCCTCGTCACCCCTAGGCAGTAAAAGCATCAACTTGGAGTGAATGCTCACTGCAATGTGCTGAAAATAGGGAACTCCCGGGTGCACTGGGCATTGATACCAGCGCCCGTCACATGGAAATGGAGTACCTACGATGGAAAACCTTACCCTGTTGGAGTATCGCTTTCTGGAACTGCTGCGAAGCTTGAATGATCAGCAGCGAGAGGATGTGATGAGGATCTTGGAGGCGCTTCGGCAGTCGACGGAGTAAGGCAGCAGTATGGAACCCGGCCAGGCGCCGGGTTTTTTGTGTTCAGGTTTTCTTAGCCTGCAGACGCTTCCATTCCCGATCCACCGCGCGTTTCGCGCTGCCTTTGCTGGCGTACAGATGGGTGAGCCGGAGTGGATTGGCCTGGTCTCCAGCCGAGACTGTCTTTTGCTTTCCGTCCTTTTCGTCGCGGTAGGTCGCGGTAACTCCCGTGTACTCGGCACTCTGCTCGACCAGGTCTTCGATGCCGTCCTGGTCGGGCAGCTTGGATTCAAGATCCAGGCTGGTGGTGAAGCTGTTAGGTGTAAAGCTGTGACGCAAATTGCCACCCAGCCAGATGATGGCGTCGATTTCGGCCTTGACTCCAAAGAGGCTGTAGGTCTGGTCGGGGGTAAGCTCCGGGCGGCCTTTGGCCAGGCTATAGCTAAGCGTCGCAGTGCCGCGCTGTAGGCGTTTCCACTCGGCCCGGGCGGCCTGCAATGCGCTGGCTTGATCGGTGTAGCTGTGGCGCAGCTCTTTAAGGCTGTCGCCGGCGCCGGCGATCGCTTCCTTCTTCTCAGCGCTGTTGACCTCGTAGTAGTACGCCTTGACCCCGGTGTAGCTGTCGCGGTCAGCCTGCAGAAAACGGTGCTGGTCGCCGTCTGCCCGCGTCAGCATTACGTGCGGTAAGGCCTTGCCGCTGGCGGTGGTGCTGTTGCCCGCCGGCATGAACAGCAACCGGCCGGCCTTCACCGCTGAGATGGCGTCGTGCTCCTGGCCCAAGCGGGTCAGCAGGTTGGCGTCGCTTTCGTTGGCCTGGTCCAGGTGCACCAGCTCGATGGCGGCGAGCAATGGGCTAATCACCGGCGCCAGGCCGTGGGCGGCGGCAATGGCTCCGATCACGGTGCCCAGGGCGGTGCTGCTCCAGCTGCGCTCCCGTTTGGTCTTGAGTCCACCCCGCAGATCTGCACTGCGGGCGCGAATGCTGAGAGTGTCCGGGGCGCCACTGTGCTCGGTTTCGTCAACCGTAAAGCTGCCTTTGTCGACCAGGCCTGTATCGCTCCAGCCCAGCCACAACCGGACGGTGGCGCCGCGTGGCGGGATCGCCAGTAGGCCGTCATGGTCGCTGAGGTTGATATCGAGCTGGTCGGCTTCCATGCCGCGGTTGTCCGTCAGCTCGATGCTGATCAGGCGCTTCTCAATCGCTCTGGTAATGTCCTGACCATTGACCATCACGCGGCAGATCGGTTGAGGGTAAGCGGTTGCCTTGCGGTATTGGCTGGCGGCGTCCTGGAGCAGGTTTTCCGCTTGCTCCAGGATGCTCACAGGGCACCCCGCAGCAGACCGCCAACGGCGCCAGTCAGGATACCCAGCTGGTCCACACGTCCGTCATCAATGCGGGTCAGTTTGAGGGTGAACTCGATCCGGCGGGCGGCGCCATCCGAAAAGAACACGGTGCGGTTGTCGCTGAGGGACTCAATCACCCAAAGACCGTAAATTTTCCCGGTGCCCTCCACCAAAGGCCATGCCTTGCCCGTGTCGGCCATCATCCGCAGGGTGTCGAGGCTGAGCGGGCTACCGGCCAAGGCGGGCAGCAAGACGCCTGGCAGGGTGATGCTGTCGTCACCACGCCCTAGAAACTGCCGTGCCGGGTTGGTACCAATGCGCGAGGTGCTGCCGTGGCGCCACTCTGTCTGGCGTTGAAACTCCTGGTACGCGAGCGTTTCCAGGCTGAACACGAACATGCCGAGGGCCATCATCATGGCGGGTTACTCCCCATCGGACAGCGAGCTACGGTTGCGCGCTTGGCTGGTGCGTTGAATTTTGGCCACTTCAGCCGCCACAAGTCGGGCGATGGCCTGTTCATCCATGCCCGCGGCCGGGTGGACGTTGATAACAATGGGGCCCGCTTGGCCGCTTGCTCCGGCACTCTGGCCTCCACCGGGCACTGCAGACAGCGGTGGACGATTATCCATGGTCATGCCCTGGGCGCCGCCGTCCATGGCGAACGCTCCGGCTTCGGTGAGCTGCTGACTCAAGCTCTTTACTGCGCCCAGCGGCCCGCTTTGGCTGCCTGCCAAGCCTTGCTCAAGACCAGCCATGGTGTATCCACCCAACTCGGCAAAGACGCGAGAGGGCGAATGAATGCCGAGCTTTTCCTTGAACCAGCCAATCGTGGATTCCCCGGCACCGGTAATGGCTTCCTTGACCGCGCCAAGCTTGCCGGTGATTCCCGAAATCAAGCCATCGATGAGCATGCCGCCGAAGCCAGTGAACTGGGTGGGAAGTTCAACGTTGAAGTAGTTCATCACTGCCGCGAAGGCGCTGTAGAACAGACCGATCGGGCTGAAGTTGGTGATCAAGCCGAGAATACCGGTCAGCCCTGAACTGAACCCAGCCTGGACCTGCGCCCATAGGCTGAGGAAGAACGCCTTGATTGGCTCCCAGTACTTGTAGATGAGGAAGGCCGCGCCAGCGATCGCCATGACGGCAAGACCGATTGGGTTCATCAACAGGGCGCGACCGATGAACAACACCGCCTTGCCAACCCAGAGCAGGGCCGTGCCCAGCCCCTTGAAAGCCGTCACGGCTCCGAGGCTCTTGATACCGACCAAGGTCATGGCGTAGCGCACCATGGCAAACGGGCCGAGCATGCTGGCCAGCATGATGGAAATGCCGCCACCTGCAGCCAGCAATATGGCCAGGCCTGCTGCTGTCTTGAAAATGGCAGCGGTCAGCACAGGGTTGGCGCTCACCCATTCCTTGACCTTGACTGCGACGCCGCCGATGCCGTTGATCAGCTCCTTGAGCTGAGGTGCGATGGTGGCGCCGATCTCGGCCATGGCGTTGGTCCAGCTACCCTGGGCGGCTTCGAGGGTATTGGTCAGGGTGCCAAGCTGCTCGTTGACGCGTGTGCGCAGGTCGGCCTGGTTCTGCAGCTTTTGTTGTATTTCCTGGTAGCCACTGAGCCCCTTTTCCATCATGGCGTTGACCACCGTGATGGTTTCACCGTCATCGCCAAACAACATTTTCATGGTGGATGTACGGTCTTCGTCGTTCAGACCTTTAAGCTTTTCGATCTGAGCGAACAGGTTTTCCAGCCCTGCAAAGTTACCTTTGTCATCGGTAAAATTAAATCGAATGGCCTTGCCTTCTATGGCCATGACTTCGTTGACATCCTTGACGCCGTCTTTGTCTAGTCCTGCCTGAAAAATTTTGCGGAATGCGTTACCCGCGGAACCGCCCTCCATGCTCTTCTGATCCATCATCACCAGGAGGGGGCCGAGCTCGTTTGCAGCTTCAATTCCCGATTTCTTGATAACGTCCATGACCGGGGCGATTTTACTGAACCCCTGCATCATGTTGGTCGGATCAACGCCGCTATAGAATCCGCGCTGAATGGTGTCCATCAGCGCCATCATGTCTTTTTCCGAAGTGCGGGTCGCATCCTGCATTTTGGCCGCAAACTCGGCGGCTTCTTCCACGGGCATTTTCAGCTGGACGCCAAGATAGGCGGCTGCTTCACCGGTACCGCCGAGAATGCTCTGCGCGCTCAGGCCCTGGCGACGCAGCATGGTCATCATGTTCTGGAAGTCTGCCGTGGTACCCGGCAGGCGATCGCCCAGACTGACGGCCAGATCGCTGATCTTCTGGAAGTCCTCGGGGACTTTGCCCAGGCCGTCCATCATCGAGACTTTCAACTGCGTGGCCGCGTCCTCAGCAGGTGCGAAGGCATCGACCATGCCCTTCAGTGGGCTGGCCAGGGCGTAGCCGCTTGCGAGCCCTGCAGCACCGCCTGCAGCCATACTGCCCGCAACGTGCTGGGCTTTCTCGAACTTGGCTTTGGCGGCTGCCGCCTGCCGCGTTTGTCGACTTAACGCCTCCATGCGGCTGGTCTGGTCGCTGATCGCCTGGTTGGTCTGAACGATGCGTTGCCGTAAATCCCGCTCATGCTGGCCGAGATTGCGGGTGCTGATGCCTGCGCTGTTCAGCTTGTTGCGCATGCCCTGGAGCTGGACCTGCTGCTCCTGGTGCTGCTGTTTGAGCCGGGTTGCTTCACGAATCGCGGCCTTGAGGTCGCGGGTCATCTGCCGGGTCGGCACGCTGGTACCGGCCAGGTCCTGGCCGAGTGACTTCACGCGGTCGCGGGCGGCTTGCAAGGCGGTACCGGTTTGCTCGCTGGCAGCGCGCAGGGTGCGCCAGCTGCTGACATCGCGCTGCTGGTCCTGCAGCACCTTCAGCTGATCGCGGGACTCCTTGAGCGCTCGGCCGAGCCCGACACTTCCTTGGGTGATAGCGCGAATGGGACGTGTGGCGCGGTCAATGGCCTGGAGTACCACTTCCATCTTCAGGCTATTTGCCATGCGTTTGCTCCCAGCGTGTGATGGCCCGTTCGCGCCAATCCATCAGTTCAGAAAGGGGCAGCGGATCCATGTCCGCAGGCCCCCAGTGAAAGACGATGGCCAGGTCAGCCATCGCGTCGTCTACGCAACGAGGGCAGCTTCTCTGTCCGACTTCTTCAGCAAAAAACTGCCGACCACCACGCCGCACTGGAGCAGGTCAGCGGGATCCATGCGGCCGATCTCGATGTCAGTCAGGGTCGGGGTGGTGATGCGTGGCAGGACCTTGCGCAGTGACAGCACGTCCATTTGGGCCAGGTCGATCAGGCTGACGCCGCGCAGTTCACCGCTGGCGGGCTTGCGAAGAGTGATGGTCTCGATCGACGTCTCTCCTCGAACGATGGGGGTGTCGAGGGTGATGGTCTCTTCGTTGAAGTTCTTGGCCGGTTGGGTTTGTTCGGTGGTCTTCATGAGGTTGCTCCTTGGTGCTGACGAGGCTGCTGGCAGGAAGACCAGCGGCGGTTGGTGTTAGATGCCGATGGCCTTGCGGTGCTCTTCGAGCATGTCCTTGCCGTCAACGACATAGATGAAGTTGAGCAGGTCGATCTCGATGATTTCTTCGCCGTCCACGGTGAGCTTGTAGTAGGTGAGGGCGGAGGTGATCTTGTGTTCGGTGTCTTCACCAGGTTCGGCATCGCCGAAGTCGACTTCTTCATGACGGCCGCGCATGACGATTTCCACCGCGCTGACTTCGCCCGTGTCATCACGCTGAACGGACGCGGCGAAGCGCAGTTGCACGGCATCCACGCGTACTGCAGCGAATTGGCGCAGGGCGATTAGGTCCCAGCCGCCGAGGGTCCACTCCAGCTGAATACCGTCGTCGCTGTGGCCGAGGTCGACCTTGACTGGGCCTTCCATGCCGCCGCCCCGGTAGGCTTCGAGTTTGCGGCCGAGGGTGGGCAGGGTGAGCGACTTGGCCACGCCCAGGTAGCTGTTGCCGTCGTTGAACAGGTTGAGGTGCTTGAGTTTCTTGGGCAGGGCCATGGTCGGGCTCTCCTACGGCGCGGCCGGGGCCGCGCGGGCAAATGGGATCAGGCGTTGACGGCGGCAGCGAACTGCACCAGGTGGCGGTCGGTGATGCGCTGGCGCAGCAGCAGGTTCTCCAGCGGCGGTACCGGGGTGTAGTCGTAATCCAGGTACAGCTTGCCGGCCTTGAGGGTGTCCTTGTCGTTGGCAGCCTCGTCGTACCAGCACTCACCGCCCAGCAGGTAACCGTTGCGCACCAGCTCGCGCATCTTGGCGTTGATGCCTTCGACGATGTCGCGGACCAGGCTCGGGTGCATCGGCTTGTCGACCGCCCAGAAGTGCCCCTCGGCCATGGTGTCGGCCAGCACCTGGGCCGAGCGGGTGTAGTTCTCGAAGGCGAACAACGGGTCGTCCGAGCAGGTGCGCGAGCCCCAGAAGCGGAAGCCTTCGCGGCGGATCAGGGTGGTGACCTCGTCGGCGTTCAGCAGGCCGGCATCGGTGGCGGGGTTCTGCAGGTCGAAGAAGATGTCTTTGGACAGGCCCGACACACCGTTTACCGGCACGTTGGACAGGGTCTTGTGCCAGCCGACCTGTTCGTCGAGCTTGGCGCGCAGGCCCAGGGCACGGGCTACCGCGGCGGCAGGTTGTGCGCTGCTGGTGACGGTGTCCCAGTTGATGAAATCGGGCCAGATCAGCATCAGTTCACGGGCGCCGAAGCCCGCGCGGTAGGCCAGTGCCTCCGACACAGTCGCGCAGTCAAAGCAGTTGGCGTAGGCAAAGCCTCGCAGCTTCTGGGCAATGGCCACCAGTTCGGTGGTCACGGCCAGGTTGTCGAGACCAGGTACACCGAGGATGCGCGGTTTGACGCCGAGCTGGGCCTCAGCAGCCAGCAGTGCCTTGAGACCGGTGTACTGCCCTGTAGGAGTGACGCCGCCTACGATGTTGGTGGTGGTTTCCGCCTCTGTTGCGCCTTCGGCGACCCGCACCACGACGGTGACCGGACTGGCCTGGTCGGCGATCGCGTCCAGGCTCTTGGCCAGGGTGCCCGCTTCACCGGCTTTGCCGGAAGCGGTGAGCACATCGGTCAGCAGGACGGGTTTGTTCAGCGGGAAAACGGTGGCGTCGGCATCCTGCGCAGTGCAGACCATGCCCACCACGGCAGTGGCGACGGTGCGAATGGGGCGGGTGCCCTCGTTGATTTCGAGGACGCGTACACCGTGATGGTAATCGGTGGCCATGGGAGTGTGCCTGTGCAGTTGAATGACACTGCACAGGCTGCCGCGCGCGTGTTGGATCGGCGAGGGGCGGAGCTTGTAACGCGACTACTTACAAGCCGCAGGGCGGGTTATTGGGCGTGCTCGGCAATCCAGGCCGGCGCTTGGGGACGGTGATCTGCATCGGGGAACTGCCCAGCAACAGGCCAGTCACGCAGGCTCTTTCGGTAGGCGTACAGTTCGGCACGTTGCTCGGCGCTGATGGGATAGTCCGGCATCACCAAAAAATCAGTAGCCGCAATCTGTGCGTTCCGCCACATGCGTTCCGCGGCATGTGCCGCCTCAAGCTGCGCGGCCTCATCCAGCGCCCAGTCAGCGCCATCCCAGGTGTAAAACGGGCCGGGCTTCGGCGCCTTGGTCACCCCATCAGGCAGAGGGCCAAACGCCTCATGGGCCATCGGTCTACCGTCTGCGGTGCTGTAGACGATACCGCGATGATCCGCCAGCAACACCGGCTCGCCTTCCTCCAGCACCCACACAAAGCCCTCGGCGGGAGCAACCAGCTCGGCGTCCAACTGAATGGCCTCCTCGGGCACCTGTTCGCCGATCCCCGGCACTACAGGCAGCGTAATGGGGCCAAAAAGAACGCCACCCAGCCCAACCAAATAAATTGCAGTCATAGATACCTCAGATCAGTTTGATTCGACCGGGATAGGCAATGTTGCGCGGCCTGGTGACGCCGCCGTGGTTGATCAACTCCCCGTCTGTCAGTGTGCCGAGTGGCATTGAGGTGGTAGTTAGGAATTTCACGGAGGCACCGGCATAGTCGGTGAACGGCGCTGTATCCATGCCCAGTTGCTGCTTCTGGGCATAGATGTTCGTGGCAAAGACAATGTCGTCGCCGAGGCTGTTGTCCCCTTGCACCAGCGAACCTTTTTGCCTTGAGCCAGCGACACGCCCAGGGTCAACCCCTCGTGACTCATCGAGCATCCGCACGAACTCGCCACGGGCCTCGGGGCTGCGGAAGGTTGTCTCCCCGTCGCCGGACGTCCAACACCCTTCATTGCCAGCGCGTAACGCTTCAGTGGTCAGCATCCCAGAGGCTTGTGCGTGATCCCACAGCCACGGCCATTCCGCTCGGTTGTAGGTATGGCCCATGTGTCTACCCCAGCCACCCGGCTGAAACACGGTAGTCGTTTCGAACACCGACCGCCCCAGAGGGGTGTTGTCATAGCGCGCAATAGGCCACCAGTTGCCCGCGCCATCACTGCGCAAATGCCACCAGTCGCCAGATCCCATCAGCACGAAGAACGGATAGCCTTCAGCGCGCAGATGGGTGTGGCATTTGATCTTGTCGGTTCCGCTCGCCCGCACAACCAGCCGGTTACCGCCGTTATCCGTGCGCCGCACCAGATAGTCACGAACGCCCAACGCGGCATTGTTGGCCGGCAGCGTGTAGGTTCGAGCGCCAGCGGACGCGTCCAGCAGGAGCATGCCGGTATGCTGGGCATTCAGCACAGTGTCAGTATTCAAACTGGTCACGCTGCCCCGAAGCTGATATTGCGTATGCGGGTCAGACTCCTGCAGGTGCGCCGCAAGAGATGAATCAACATACTGCCGCGTAGCCAAAACGACCGCCGGGTCAATCTTCAGCTGCACATTGGCCGTGCTGGTGACGATGATGTTCAGGCGCACCACCTGAGTCTTGCCGGTGCCCTGACTGAGCAATGGCTTGAAGCTCGGTGCGCAGTTGGCCACCGCCACCAGATCGCCGTCGCTGTCGTAAAGGCCAATCTCCCGAATCCACCAGCCGCCCACGTCCGGCGGAATCACCTGTTCGGCAATGATGATGCTCGCATTGGCGGGATCTATCTTCAGCTGATTGAGCGGCGCACGGCGGCGCTCGTTGATCAGTCTGGTTTGAGTGCGTGACGGAATTGGATCGGTACCGTTTGCGTCACCCACACCCAGTTGGGAAAAGGTCCAGGGCACACCCATGGCGTCCGCGTTGGCCTGCTTGGCCTCACCCGTAGCAGTGAGGATGGCAAAGAACTGGCTGTTTTGATCAGTCATGGATAAACGTCCAGGGTCTCGATGGAGTGTTCACGGCCTACTGGGCCGAATGTGCCTGTCACTTCGATGTCTCTTGAGAGTGGGGGGTAAACGTCAATTTCGTCGCCTTCGTACTGGGCTACCGCCAAGCGCAAGCGCCCGCTTGTGCCAAGGGTGATGGCCAGACCGGTCAGATGCCTGGTCAGCGGCCGTGCGTCATCGATCAACCAGGTGAGCTCTTGGTACATCTCTTCGGTGATGCCGGTATCCAGCACGCCGATCTTCAGTGCGAACGTTCCCGGAATACCTTCAGGTACGGTCTGGAACCATTCGACAACCTCGATCAAGTACCCAAGAGGCTCGACGACCCGGCGCAGCGCACCGATGGTCCCTTTACGCGAATGGATGAAGTGCGACGAGCGGATGGCCGATCGCTTAGCTGCCTCGGGCCAGCGGCTGTCCCATCGATCGACCGAAAATGCCCAGGCCAGATAGGGCAGCAACTGCAACGGACAACGGTCCGGGTTGAGCAGGTCGCGCAGCGGCACAGGTACCCGTTGCAGCTGCGCCAGCGCCTGAGCGGCTTGGCGCTCCAGGGGCGTGGCATTACTCGGCAACAGAGTCATGGCTCGCTGCCTTGGGAAAGGGTAATGCTGGTGCAATAGGGGGCTTGGGCACTTGTGGCATTCAGGTCAACCCAGTCGTCGAGCTCGACTTTGCGCACACCCTCAACGTGCAATGCAGCATGGATCGCAGACTCTGAAACCTGCATGCCAAGACGGCGCCGTTGATGGGTGTAGGCCCGTAGCTTCTGCTCGGCGGCAGCGAGAATCGGCTCGGCTTCCGGGCCCTGGGTTTTCAGGAACAAGCGCGCATTGACTTGGTACAGCAAAATCTCGGCGCCTTGGACGGTCAAGCGATCGGCAACCGGTCGGCGGTCCTCATCATTCAGGTAGGTGCGTACCACGTCGAGCAAGGCAGGGCTGGCGGTTCCGTCGCCGGTGATCGATTGAACGGTCACCACTGCCACCGCCGGTGATGGGCTGTCGGCGGAAGCGTCGGCGACTCGGCCGTCAGCGCCGCGCGCATGGAAGATGTAGGAGTTTCGCGGCCCGGCAGTACTCAATCCTTCGAATGCCATCTGTGCGCGTTCGCGCAGGGCATCGTCACTTTCTTTCTCTTCGGGGATCGGCGGCACAGCCGTTGGGTTGGCCTGACGGATCACCAGGCGTTGAACGTTGAAGTTGGCTGCCACCTGGTCGAGGTCATTGCCACGGGCTGAGCTGAGCATGACTGCACGCGACGCCTCGTTGACCCGCTGACGCAAAACGGTCTCGCGGTAGGCACTTTCTTGCAGCAGCTTGGTGAGCGGCTCGGATTCCAGTTCCAGGGTGGCGGCGATCGCTGCCCGTTGATCTTCTGGCCAGAGGGAGACGGCGTAGGCTTTGCGTTCGCTCAGGATCAGCTCGTAGTCGATTTGCTCCACCACGTCAGGCTGGGGCAACTGAGACAGGTCAATGGGGGTGAAAATTCTGGTCATGCCGTAGCCCCCAAGGTGAGCGGAACGCGCAGGCTAAAGGGTTCGTTCGAGTCGGCGAGGGCCCCTTCGACGTCGAGGATCGCCTGTCCGGCTATCTCGCCCAAGCTGAGCTGAACACGACTCAGGCGGATACGCGGCTCCCAACGCATCAGCGCGGTCGCGGTGGCGGCGTAGGCCTGCAGGCGAGTGGCGCTGTTCAGCGGCCAATCAATCAGGTCAACCAGTTGGCTACCGTACTCCCGGCGCATGACGCGGCTGCCGAGCGGTGTAGTCAGGATGTCGGCAATGGACTGCACCAGGTGCTGGCGATCGGCGATGGTACGACCGGTGTTGGCGTTCATGCCGATCATGGGACAGGCGCTCCAGAGTTGCCCGGCCCCGGTGTAACGCCAGAGGTGCGGTGCTTGACCAGGCTGATGCCGTTGGCGCCGGCGACCACATCCTCGGACACGGTGACCTTGCCGGTTACGGTCTGGTTGCCCTCTTGGGTGTAGTCGCCGGTGTGATTGATAGGGCCAATGATGTTGATGCCGCCGGTGCTGGTCAGATCAGTGACGCCGCCCTCTGGCAGGATGGCGCGCAGCCGGTGGTCGATGCTGTCGTACTCGATCACTGCGCCATCGCGGTACGTGCGGCGGTGTAGGCCTTCGCGGTCGCCGTTGGCTGGGATCAGATCGCTGAATAGCCCGGTAATCGCTATGCCCTGGGCGAGTAGTCCCGATGGGCTCAGCAGCACGACCTGCTCACCCACGGTGGGCGGGTCCCATTCGCGATCGGCACCGGCGCGCAGGCTCAGCCACGGGCGCCAGGCGGTGACGATACTGCCGCTTTTCACCTTTACGCGGGGCGGCTGCATCTGGACCGCTTCGATGGTACCGAGGCGGACAAGGTTTTCGATGAGGCGAGCGAGTTCGGCGATGTTCATGCCGCTGATGCTGCGATGCGCGCGCGTGAAGCGCACGGCGCGCGGTTTGTATTGAGCCTCGCTACAGCGGCAGGGTCAGCGGGTGAGGTGATCGAGCAGGCGGTCGCGGATCAGTTCGAGGTCCTGATCACTGAAGCCCAGCAGCTCACGGCGTTCGTATTGGATATCGGCCGTGCCCTTGCCTGGGCGATCGCGCAAGCCCTCCTGGTGGACCCTGGCGATCCGTGTCGTGCGCGCCAGGAAACCAATGGCGATTGAGTTCGGCGTGCTCTGCAGCTTCAGGTGCTTGGCTTGGCGTAGCTTGGTGAACATCTGCCGCTTGATCCGCCCGGCCTTGCCACGCAATTGACGTGGCTTGCGCTTGGCATAGGGCGTGCCGTCCGGGTTGCGTTGCGCCGCGATGCGTTGTTGCTGGTTGCGACGCAGGTCCCGGGCGATTTCCTGATTGAGCTTGCGGCGGGCACCGGGCTCCAGTTTGGCGAGCAAGGCGCCGGCCCAGTCCTCCAGGGCGTGAAGATTGTCAGTCATGACGGTTCGGCTGCGGGCTGGCGATATCGCCGCCATCTCGGGCGGAGCTCTGCCAATCGGCGAGGAGTTCGTCGCCGGCGTACAGCTTCCAGGCTCCGGCCGGCAGGTATGGTTCGAGCTGGGGCTCGTTCGGGTGGCTGGTCTGCAGGGTACCGTCGTCCAGCTTCTTGACGATCACCCGCTCGGTGAGGGGAAGCTCGATCGACAAATCGACCTTGCTGTTGTCCAGGATGTCGGCCTCGAACTTGATGGCTTCCTTGCCCTTTTCCAGGTTGGCGAGCAGTTCATGCTGGTTGACCATTAGCCAGGCCAGCAGCGGGATCATCAGGGCATCCGGGTGCCCGGCAAAGTCAGTCAGTATCACGTTGAGGGTGTACGCGTACTCGAACGACAGACCCACCGCGGCGGTGCTGCGGACGGTGCCGTTGTCGATGAACACCAGCAGACGGTCGGGGTCATTGCGCAGTGCCGGCACGGCGGCGAGCAGATGGTTGCGCAGGGATTCGGGCTTGTTCATGGCTTCGGGGTTTCCTGCTGGGCCTGGTACACCGTATCGACCTGGGCGGCGCAATCGGCCCATGCTGCCTCTACCATTTCCACGTCGCGCAGCAGCTCGCCGTTAGCGGCTGGTTTCGCTGCTGGCAGGCTGCAGGGCACGACGACTGGACAGCCACTGACGATAACCTGCGGCTCCGGTGATGGCGGGGCGCTCGCGCAACCGGCGAGCAGCAACAGGCAAAGGCTGGCGGGACCAATCGGCGAGTTCAGCGTTTTCATGTTCGAGCTCCTGGATCTGGAGGAGGCTGGCGGCCAGGTCCTGGCGCAGCTGGTTCTGTGTGAGTCGAAGGGAGGCTTGGGCGGCGCGCTCGGCCTGCACTTCGCCACCCAGGCGAACGATGGTGGCGGCTTGGCGATCACTGCGTTCCTTGAGTGTTTGCAGGCGTTCTTCGGCATTGGCGGATCTGGCTTTCTCCACCTGAAGGCGCTGATGCTGCCCCCAGAACAGCAGGGCCAAGACAGCCGCGGCTGCGACTGACAGCCCCCACTGGCGCAATGGGCTCATGCCCGGTACCAGCCAGCGGCGTTCATCGTGGCCACGTCCAGGCGTCGGACGTCGGCCATGACTACCAGACACTTCACCCCTGGGCACGCCAGATGTAGGGCTTCGGCGAAGGCCTGGGCGAGTTGGTGGTCAGTACCTTCGGGCAGTACGAACACGTCGCTGTCCTGGGGGCTGTGCTTGTGGATCTGGGCAATGTCGAGCATGTGAACTCCTGGACCGTTGGTTGTGGGTCACGCGGCGTCGAGGGTGCAGCCACAGTCGGCGTACCGTTCGTAGGCACGTTCGAGCTTCACGTCGTACAGGTTCCGGGCGTAGGCGGGGCCGTTATAGAGCTTGGCGAACTGCGCCCACTTCTTGCCCTTGAGGGCTTTGTGCAGCGCAGGCTCGGCTTCAATGAAGCGGACGAAAGCGTCGAACTGCTCGTTCTCGTCCTGGGACATCCGGGTCACAAAATCGGCCAGACTCGGATAGCCCAGGCGCTCCCAGTGGTAACCCATGATCTGGAAAGCGCCCCAGCTGGCTGACTCGTCGGCGCGTTGTGCATCGAGCATGCGGGCTTGTGCCAAGCGCTGGTGCTCGCCTGCTCCACCGATGTAGCCGCCGGGCCGTGGGTTGACCAGGTGCGGGTGCGAAGCGGCCAATTCGTCAGCGTGATGCTTCAACTCAGCGACGATATCGCCCTCATGCCGAGGCATCGCCAGGCGGTTGTACATGACGTGCCGCTCGAAGAGGATCTTCGGTTTGCCGTTGGCCAGGAAACCCTTGCCCTGACTCTCCACCTCGTTGACGGCATAAATCGAGGCGAGCTCGACGTCTAAACGCTTGGCGCCGGCCAGCAGAGTGGCGTTGCCCAGGAGCAGCCGACAGTCACCACCGAGCAGTGCGGACTGGGTTTTCTCCCCAGCAATACCATCGTCGACCAGACCGGATCGGGCCTGGAAGGCACGCACGGCCTTTTCGGTGGCGTCGCCGAAGTCACCATCGACGGCCAGAGTCGGTTTGGCGCCGGCTTGGTTGAGCTGTTTTTGCAGCAGGCTAACGGCTTGGCCACGGTCGCCGTGACGCAGGGTAGGGGTCATACGCTTGGCCTCAGCAGGGCGGCGACATTGCCGCGCGATCGATAAATCAGGGTGCACAGCAGCACGGCGGTAACGGCCTGCCACAGGCTGACTGGTGGGCGGTACAGCAGCAGTTCAAGGCCGCACATGCACAACGCGGCACCGAACAGGCTGGCCAACAGTGAAATTCCGCGCCGGTACCGGGCACTACCCCGGCTGTAACAGGCCAGCCGCAGGGCACCGAGCAAGTAAGCGCTGGCGGTGATCAGCGGAATGATCAGGGTGATGATGGACATTTCAGCTCCCCCCTCTGATGCGGCGCAGGATCTCGAACAGGTCGGCCTGCTCGACCCAGAGCATGGCCTTGATGCTGATCGGGATTACCACCAGGGCGCAGGCAAAGGCGGCGCCGCCGCTGTTGATGAACGGAACGACCTTCAGGCCGACCGGTGCGAACAGATAACCCACACCAGCCGAGAGCAACAACGAGCCCAAGCGCTGCCAGGTCTTGAGGTCGCGCTTGATGCTGGTAACCACCCAGGCACCGAGGAGGGCACCGAACAGTGCTTCACCATCAATTTGCGGCACTGCAGTGGCGAGACCAAGGCCCATCAGCAGGCCGGTAATGGAGCTGGAAGTCGGATCAGCCATGGTTCGGGGTCCTTTGATTGGCGGCGGTCAGTCCCATAGGTTCACCACCTGGCGTTGTTCAACTTGGGGCGCGGCAGCGGGCAGGGTGACCTGTGTGCCGTGCGGAATGATGGGGCCGTGGTCGGCCAGGCCGGGGTTGGCGTCGAGGACGGTCTCGGTGACACCGGCAGTGCGGCCGTAGTAGCGCCAACAGATGGCGTCGACGGTGTCGCCCTGGTTGGCAATTACAGTGGGCATCACAGCAGCTCCACAGTGGTGTGGCTGATACCAAGCAGCGAGCGCAGGGCCTTGCGGCCATCGCGGCGCAGCTGGTCGGCGGTGGTTTCTTCCTCGGTGACCTTCTTCTCGCCGCTGTTGGTGGCATCGAAGCTGCTGTAGCGCTCCACCAGTTCGGCCAGGGCGTTGCAGTAAATGACGCGGCGATAGAGGTGCAGATTCTGGCTTTCGCCTTTGATCTTTTCCGCGGGCACGTCAGCCAGGCTGTTGAAGCCTTGGGCGATCTGGGCATCACGGAAGCCGGCAAGCTCCCGGTTGGCCTCGATCATGGCATTGACGGCGGCGACTTCCAGACGGTCGTCGGTGACGGCATCGGTAATGCGCATGGCGGCGCGCAGGTGCTGGCCGTTGATCTCAGGCCAGAAATCACCATTGCTGATCGGGAAGGCGGTAGTTGGAACACCGCCGGCAATGAATCCGCTCATGCTGGTCGCTCGAATAGGTCGGCGGTGGTCGGGACTTCACAGCTGGGCCAAGGAGTAAACCTGCTGATCCGCCCCGAGCCGCCGGGTGCGTGGGGACGCTCGGTTAGCCGGCAGTGCCGGCGTGTTTCTTGAGGAGGCGCTCGGCGCGCTCCAGATCTTTCTTGCCACCGC